CAGCACCAGTATCTAAGCAAACTAGCTTCTCAAATGCTGTATCGCCAAATAGCTTTTCTAAGTTCATCTTTCTTAACATGCCTGCATGTTGATCAAGACTCATACTGGTAATGCAATGGAATACATATCCCAGTTCTTCATGAATTTTCTTGACATACTTCACTGAATCTTTTAGAGGAGGTAAGCAACACATAGTAGCACTCTCATTGAAAGACCTTACGAGTTCTCTGCCTTTCTCTTTAGATATATTGAAGGTCTTGTGGATATCATATTCTTCATCGTATTGCTCTGCGGCAAAGTATCCATGCTGTTCCATCCACATATGGAACGAATAGAGCCAGTCGACCAGAACTCCATCGCAGTCGACCAGTATTAATTTTTCATCTTTTTTCATATTGTACTCACTTTCTTATTTCATTAGTATAGCATATTTTCAATTCGTTGTCAATGGGTTAATTGAAGAAAGTGTCCTTTTGCTTATTCTTTTGGCGTCTTGCCTTTTGAATACTCGCTCTACGTTTATCGTATCGCTTAGAGTCTTTCTTTCGAAAGCGCATGTCTTCCTCATCCTTGAGAGCTTCCTCTTCAATCCATTCACGGAACTTCTTACCCTTAGCCATAGGTGGTGACTCACTTCTATTCTTGGTGACTTTATTGGTTTACTCAGCTTTCGCTTTTGGTGGACGTCCACGCTTTTTCTTAGCTGGCGGCATGTCTACCGAATCAGAGATAATATTGCCAAATGCTTCATTGATAGTTTCAGGTGCCAATTCTGGGAATGGCTTCTTCGCTAACATTTGAATCAATAGCTTTGCATCGTCTGCATCAACTGTCTCAAGCATTTGAATGAATAAAGATTCCTTCTTTATCTGAGTCAGGTTTTCACCTTCAGGCATTTCGTTAACAAAGTATGCTAACTTACGTGCCTCTCTATACAACATTCCGTGCGTTTCACTATGCACAGATGGTGTATAAGGTGGTGCATCAGCGGGCAGTGCAAAACTCCATCGCTTGTCATACATCAAGATAAGGACGTTGCGTAGTTCCTTACTGTTATTTTTTTGTAAATATGCGACTTGTTCAGATGTATCCTTCAATTCGCAAACGCCAGCAGTAATCTCTGCCAATGATAGTGTAGTCATATTAAAACTCCGATATGCTTTCCATTAAGTTTCTAAGTTTGTTCTTAATGAAGTAGTTTAACAATTGGCTTCTATCTTTAGGATTGTCAGCCGTATATTTTTCCATGATCTCAGCTTTGATTCTATCAGGAACTAATTCCAAATCAATCACTGATTTGTTTCTCATGTAATTGCGCTTTACTTCTTCATTCATATTATTTATATCAGCCCATTCGAGCAGTCTTTTCTTAGTGACTGGTCTTTGCCTGATATTCATTACGAAAGTATTGTCTGGAGATAAGACGTTTGGAACACCGTCTCCCTTATCACCTTTCAATATATGCTCATGCAAGTACAACTCTGGATTAGAGTTTGATATCCAACGCTTACGTGTAGGATCATATTGCTTAACATTCGCATATTTGTGCAACTGAATGTAATCTTTATCACCTGATAGAACAAGTATTGGATTACTACCAGTGTTCAATTGCTCACCTTCAGCGTGAACAATAGTACCAATGATATCATCAGCTTCAGCAGTTTCAATTTGAATTACTCTGTATGGAAAGAACTCTTTCAACTCATCACGAATCTTGTTGAGTGCCTGAAAGATTGAATTCCAATCTAACTCTGACTCCTCACGATTCTTTCTACGACCTGCTTTATAGTAGGCGTATACTTGCCGTCTCCAATAGTTCTTATCATCAGCGCAGATTATAAGTTCACCGAATTCACGATGAAACTTTTGTCTGTTGAATCTCAGAGAGTTGAGTATCATATGTCTAAGCATATTCTCATCTATCTGAGCATTTTGGTGATTTCCAACTTGCATCATCATATTGGAAATCATAACTTGGTTTAAGTCAACCAGTATCATAATTTTCTCCTAGTTTATATTATCATTACTCTAATATAACATAAACAATTAGGTTTGTCAAGTAAAATCGTTATCGAAATTGTCCATCTCTTCTAAGAAATCGAATAGTGCCTGTTCACAGTCCATATCAGAGTCGGCAAATATCTTGTCAGATACGCTTTGAAAATGATATTCTTCTCCAATCGATCTGTTTATTAAAGCACGAACAGTTTCAATTAACACCATTATATCTAATACAGTCTCTGGGTTTTGAGTAACATCAAAGCCCAAATCTGTCATAGCGCCTACTACATCGTGTGCAACGTCAACAGAAAATTTCATTGCAATTTTCTTATTGAGTTCTACAACGTCTTGTTGAAGGTCAGAGATTTCATCTAACCTTTTTTTGTAGTGCTTAGTGAAGTCGATAACATTTGTCATTTGATTATCTTTAAGATGACAGTATCTCTATTGATACGTGCATCTGTCGTAGACTCTTTAGTCTTCAAGGCTTTGAGCGATTTCATTGCCTTAGACTTAGTAGCTTTACCGATAATCTCAATCATCTCCTCTGGCTTTCTTAGCATCTTCTTAAAAGATACTTCTTGATCATAACCGCCAATCGTACTACCTTTGACGATAAAACCATCTCTTCGATCAGAGAGTAGATACTTTATAACACGTGTCTTAGTGTTGAATAGATATACTCCTTGAGCACCCACAATCTGTTCTGGTGGTACACTCGCAATCTTGTACTCAGGAGACTCCTTGAGGTATAAAACCTTAGCGACTTGTTTACTCGCAGGAGTAGGCTTCTTGGTACGAGGCTTACGGGTTGCTTTCTTACTGATTATGAATTTTTCACAGTCAGAAATGATCTCGGATATAAAGGCATAGAATGCCTTCTGTTCTTTGACAGACATATTACTATATCCCTCAACTAAATCTTCTGTCTTATCTTCGATCAGTTCACGCAACTCTTCTTGAATTGGAAGATAGTATGTGATGGTATCTCTAGCAGTCTGAGCCGCAGTATTGAGTTTACGCATCTCTTCGTACAATGACCACTTCTTGTCTAGGACTCCTGTAGTGAACTCGTCCACATATCCTTCGATCTCTCCAATGAACTCGTTGGTCTTCTCAGCAAGCAACTCTTGTGGAGTCTTACGCTTCACTGGTTTCACTGGTTCGTCATTAGCATCTAGTACAAGATTAGCCAAACGATTCTCTTTACCAGTAGAGAGCAATTCTTCGATAGCCTTCAACTGAAATTTTTTACTGGATTCAGGAAGAACACAGCCGTTCATCTCCATCTTACATAGGCTAGACATTGTTGAGGTACATCTCCAAGCTTCAGCGGCTTTGAAGTCCTCAACGCTTTCTGGTCTATGCTCTTTTATCCACGCTAACATCCAAGACTGAAAGGACTTCTTCTCATAGAAGTATCCATAATGCCGCATGGTCTCAGTGATCTTCTTCTGATACTGATCTCCGGGTATGTCAGACCATTCTGTGGTCTCGTAACCAATATGACCCTCTTCGATAGAACGTTGGGTCTTACCTCTGCGAGGCAATCTTGTCTTTGTTTTAGCTTTTGCCATGTGTTACTCCATCAAGTTATAACGTATATTAACACAGTACGAAACCTTTGTCAACCATTATTTTTGATTAGAAAGTTGGTTAGTAGTTCATTCCATTGATAAGATCGCTTTTTCCAATCATATACGCCATCGACTATTTTCTTTTGATTTGTAAGTGTTTGTATCATCGATCTTCTAAGTCCGCTGTGATTATATATGCTAAGGGCATTGTCAAGTTCACCTGTAAACTGTATGGCATGTTGCATCTTATCTTCATGGAAGCCATACATAGAAGTCATATCGAGTGCAGTTTCTGGCAAAGATCCGTACGATGAATGTATACACATACAGCCAGAAGACATTGCTTTGATCAAAGGCGTATAAGACACTTCTGGATAATTAGTAGGATATACAAATATATGACTTTGATTATAAAGTCCGTTTAACAGGTTTTCATCTACGCTTTTATACCACTTAATTCTAGCGTTTGACGTAAGTTCCTTTATCATGGTATCGCCGTCTTTACCAGCTATAGGTCTGGCGCAGACAACTAATCGTGCTTCAGTGTATTTTCTTTTTGTGAGTTTTTTGAATGATGATAGAAGAATATCAAGTCCTTTATCCATATCACCAACATAAAGTAGTCCTATTCCTTTTCTGGGCTTCTCAACTAGAGGCATAGTATCTATGGCATTTTTCATTACGATTCCACTAGAGTATGGAACGTTAAGAAATAGATTGTACATTTGTTGTTGCCAGTGACTGAAGAATACAATAGCATCATATCCTTCTAAGTCACCAGCTTCAACTTGATCAGGCGAAAGATGAGGTATTAAGATATTAATATACTCTTCTTCAACTGAATTGAAATTAATCTGCGGGAGAATCGTCGGGTTGACATCTCTCTGAATAAGATTGATAATCGAACCCGAGCAATTTTCATTTAGCAGATTAGGCGGCACTGAGTAAACTTCCCGCAGGAATCTCTACTCCATCTACCAACTTAAGGCTATCCCATCTGAATGAGCGCCAGCCATTGGCTTCAGTATCCCAAACAGGCAGAGCGAAATCGCTTTGCTTCTTTGAGTTTGTTGGTGCATTCTCATACACAATAAAATCATCGCTTAGTGTAGCAACCATTTTACGTAAAGTACCGTCAGCCTTGATAAACTCAAGATCGACTTTGCCTGACTTCAGGCTTTCCAAGATTTCTGATTTAGTCATTATCACTTTCCTCACTTTCTTTAGTTATATATTCATTCACTTTCACAGCGAACTCCTGGTATCCACCGACGTGTTCATCGTCCCACATTATCTGAGGGACAGTTTGCACACCAGGGAATTTCTTTGAGAACTCATCGAATCCTATCTCATCAACTAACACATAGTTATGCTCTAGTTCCATAGTCTCGCAAAGTTGCTTTGCTTTTAAACACCAAATACAATTTGATGAGCCGTATATATCAATCATGCCTTTCTCCTAGTTTATATTATCAGTAGAAAGGGATCTTCGTATGTGATCAATCTTCTGATCACGTGACCATTCCTTAAGATAGTCATTGTCGTTATCGAACATCCGTAGCATTTCTTCTTCATCAACTACCTTATGCTCAATGATTTGTTCGCCTAGATAAAGCTGAGAGAATTCTTCAACTTCTTCGCAAGTAACACAGTCTAGTGCCCACTCAGGATCAACTGTTGACTCAGTATTTTGTTTCTGAAGTTCTTCCATCGAAATTGCGTATCTCATTCGATAGGTTGCTATGGCATCTACCATCACGTACTTATCTTTGGTATAACTCATTTTCTTTTCCTCTTCACGGGTTCGCCGAAGCATGTAGTCATAATAACCTTCACGCATACGTTTCCTTTCTACATTGTGTATACTATACACGGACTAGATGTGTATGTCAAGTACTAAAATAAGTTTTTTATATTAGATGCTATGATAAAGCAACATGTCACTGTATTGAGTAGCAATATTACTGTTCGAATGATTGTGATTTGATCTTCTACCGGTTTAGTGTCCTCATCGTTAAATGAACCTAAAGCATATTTCCAAATTTTCCACCATCTTGACATAAGTTTGCCTCACAGTAAAAACACTATTTCGTATATAAATCCAATATTTAATCCAATAGAACACACTAGTAGCATGTCTTTTGAAAAACTTCTCTGCTCATAGGTAACAACATAATCAACTTCTACCTTATCAGCGTCTTTCAATTTAATCGCCTCTTAGTTTCTCCCAAAGAGTTCTATTGTCTTCAGGCTGTTGCTCTTCTACCTGATCTTTAGCACTTTCAATTTGTCCGTTAGCGTCATCTAATGCATCTTCTGATGCTTTGTAGTATCCCTGATATGCGGCTATGATAGCGTCTTGTTGCTGTACATATGCACGTAGATCAGAAAAATTTAGTCCTAAGTCCTGGTACCCCTTATCCGTAATAGCAAAAAATGCGATAGATCGCCCACTTGATTTAAGTTTTGCGAGTTGCTCTTCCCAGTTCTCGGGAGTAATGATAAGCCATTCAATCTCTCTGAGATTGAGTTCATCTGCACTTGGTAAAACTAATCTTGGTTTTTCTACTGGCTTCGCTGACACCTCAATCTTCTGAGGCATACTCGAACATCCACTAATCAGTAGTGACGTAACGATCAAAAAGCCAAGGACATTCGCTATTGAATGATTTGCCATTTTTTGCCTCCTTTTCTTTATCTGTTAGTTCAGCACCAGACAGTAGTTCGAAACATCTACCTGCTTTCGTAGATGCTCCAGTTATAATTCTCTCTACTAGACCTGGCTTATTTTCTGCCAGATTTCCTAAATCATGTCTACCCAACTTATCACTAAGTGTTTGATTTTGTCTGCGGATATCAGCAAACTCTGTATTTACTTTATTGAGTTCTTCGCTTGCTCTTTGAAAATCTACTTGTAGTTGTTCGACTGCCGCCTCGCTTGTCTGCACTGCGACTTCTAATTTTGCATTATTCTCGTTCAGTATTGCCATACGTTCTTGGGTGTCATTATAATACCAATAAAACGCACCAGCCATAACAAAGCTTATCAATGCCATAACTCCCGCTAATTTCATTCCCATCTTATCTCCTCATCATACTATGATGTCTACATACTGTCCCGTAGAATACACGACACTTTGTTTCCCAGAGGCGTTATACACTGTCATAAAATAATCTGTTGTAGTTATTTTTAGACTACCGTCAACCAAAGTCTGGGCTCGTTTGACGGTCTTTTTTATTTCATGCTCTGCCCTTGACAGTTGCTCCTGATTTTGTATCAGTTCGCTCGTCAGTGCTGTGGCTACTGGTTGAACTTCCATGTTCGTCTTTCTTCCCGCTAAATATTCTATCCCAGCCGTCGTTGAACTTCTTCTGGTCATTAGGTCTTTTTTTAGAACCCTTACCTCCGTGCCACTTACTCATAATATTTCGCTTTCTCCCAAGTCTTCATCGTCACAGGATGCGTGAACTTGTGCGAGTAATAAAAGGTAATGCCACCAAATACCATCGGGCATAAAAAAACTGCAAGAATTCCCAGTAATCCAATCACGCTTCAGGATATCCTAAGTACCATTCATTAATAGTTGACACAATCACGTCCCTAAAATCTTCTTTATCGAGTGCCCAAACAACAATTGAGTCACTGTCTGATGCTATATTTTTAATCGTTATGTTACTGTTATTTAGCGTACAAGGCATTACACGCCTCTCACCTGTATCAATTTTTGTAAAATCAATCGTTACAACGCCCTTCTTAAGGCTTTCGATTAGTGTTGACATCAGGTTTGGTATATGCTCCATTTACTTGTAGATTTACTCCGTATGATAAGATACAAGCAATCTTACCAGGAGCTAAAAACACCTGAGACCAGGCACTCGTTACGGGATTGACTGCTATTAACAATCCTCCCTCCATTGGTTCTTCGTTAACTTCGACCCAACCTTTCCCCTGCATAAAGGGAACTTGACCATAAGTGCCTCCTAGATATTCTGCCATATCAGCCAGAGGCAAACATTGACCTGTGAATTCAAAGGGCATGAGTTCTATCGTATTAGCTTTCGATCCTGCTGGTACTGTAAAAAGAACTACTAAAGCTAGTGTTATTAAATATTTCATAAGCTTTCCTTTCATGCTTATACTTATATATTTAGTCCCACAGATTTTCATAATATTTACCAAATAGTCTAAAACCATTTGAGATCCGTTCATGATGTGATTTCATTCCCTGATGATCAATCCACTCAAAGTGTCCAAATGAAGTATCGTCTTCAGACTCAGTATAGGGTCCATAAAAATCTTTTTCCCAATTGTCTTTATTCTTCTCGTTAAACGACCAGATCATTTCATCTAATACCCAGTCCCATCTATCGAACCAGTATTCGTCGGTATCATAGCTTTTTTCTTTTGGCGGGGCATTTACTGACTGGAGATTTTCGGGCACATCTTCGTCATCAACATTTGGAGCTCCATGTTTGGTGTCTTTGAGTTGCACCAGCATTGGATGGATTATTAGTGCCAACGTGTGATCCATCCTCCACGTATCGAATGGCTCTATTTCAATCTTCTCAGCTCGGTTCTTCCGATACGGTCCTATTCGAACTCTCATCAGATTTTTCCTTTTCAATTAATTCTTCAAATCTATCGGCAATGTCTTTCCAAGGCTGTGTAGTAGTCCAATGTTCATATCCTCGTAAGACACTTAGTATTTTGCTATCTGTCATTTAACTCTCCAAAAATTTGAGGAGCAATCCTTTGCGCCTCTTCCATATGATACTCAGTAGGAAAATGCTTTAGACATCTGTACGCTTCTGTTCTTATTGTCTTTGGCACTCTTGGAGTCTTCTTAGGATCCATCAAGTCTCTGAGAAACAGTTGTGCATTTTTCATGGCATAGAATCTCTCAATTGGCATTGTCATAGAACTGCCTTAATATTATCGACTTTGACAATAGCGGCTTTCTGACCCTTGACTGTAATCGGCATGGATTCTTTCCAGTCAAGATATACTTCAGCTCCTATAGATAAATCAGGATGAGACATAGCTACTGCCACGCTCACTCCTAAAACCACAGCGGGCTTTACAGACTTATCAATATCAGCAGTTAATATAATTCCACCTGCTGTGGTCTTTTCTCCTTCCGATTCAGTAACCAACACATTATTGTGTAGCATCTTCATAAAACATAGTCCTCAGTTTCAGATTCCCACCAGCGAACAACGTTGAAGAATCCTAAAGATATAAAATCTCCGTAGTCCTCATCTAGTCTGTCTGCTTCAGCGGCAACCTCTTCTACTTGATCACGGGATAGTTCAGTTACTTCTTCGACACCGTAGTGTTCAAAGACGATACCCTGAGCCCATTCAGTTACTTCATTCTCAATCCAGTCCATCATCTTATGGGCACGATGGACTCTGAATCCCACTTTTTCTTCACTCATTTGTTTCTCCATTCTTGAATCCATTTAGCACCATCACGTTCAGCATCAATGAAGACGCCATTGGTAATAGCGATAGGAATTATAATAGATACGTGAACCCAGATACTTGTTACGATATCGTATCCCATGAAACCCATATGATAGATTGCGACCATACCAAAGAATGCACTCCACATGATAAACAGTACAAGCATAAAATACGTCTGCATAACAGGGTCTGGAATAAAGCGTAATGGATTATACTTCACGTTCATTATAGATCGCCAACAGTCTACGGCAAATACAATGCCTCTTTTAAATAAATCACTCACTGGGAGCCTCCACTTTCTTGATGGTCCATTGTCCATCATCTTCAATAAATTCTAACTGATCTCCTATAGACCAACCCATCTCTTCTAGCAACTCATCTGGAAAGTCCAAACACAGTTCGTTAGGATCATCTGGATCAGGTACAACTTTTGCTACCCAACGATTGATCATACGATCAAACCGCTGGTTGCCTCACGATAAGCCTTTACGACTTCTTTTGATGTTTTAGCGACAAACACTAGACCACCGTTATAGAATGTCATGCTTGATGGATCTTTCTCACCAGTGACACATACTCCATTACCAAAGCCCATGCCTTGTTCGCCATTCACAAGCATCTTAGGATCGGCAATAGTCAACTTGCTTGCGCCTTCGTCAACAAACTTACCAATATATTCGCCGGCAACAGTAATCACTGTGATTACATCATTTTTCTTATATTCCATTTCTACTCCTCATTTTCATTAAGATTTTCAATTCGCTCTTTGAGAAGAATAAGCAGATCAACAAATTCTGATCCTATATCCTTGTCTTCGATTGTGTCCAATTCAACTTTAATTTCAATTTTCATACTCTATTATTCCCTGAGAACTTAACCTTGTCCTCGATATTTTTTATAACTAGCCTTCTTCGATTTGTTCATAGAAGACATCTTTGGATTACGTCCGATTGAAGTCTTCTTAGAAGTTCGAACATGTACTGCACTAAATGCTTTGGCTCTAGTTGCCATATATTTCTCCTGTTTAGTATGGGCTGTTGAACACGCTATGGCCTTGTTTCAACTTTTCCCTCACAGTATGTTTTTTAGTGAGGTTGGCGGTTTTCTTCTCCTTACGGCAGAAGTAGCCCAAATCTTTAATTTATTTCCAGATGAAAAGGAAAGCATTCAGTAAATAGTTCTTTCTCCAATTTAAAAGCTTCTTTTTCCCACGGCTGGTTTTCATATTTATATCCACCCGCATTTCGTTTTTTCCACTTAAAATCGCCACCATAACCGTGTGTCAATTCTTGGCGGAAGTACTGCTTCACGTGAACTAACTCATGAGCGAGTGTCTGCATCTGTTCTAAAAACGTCAGCTTTCTCCCAGCCCATGATTTAGAAATTGTTACTTCAGCAACCTTATCAGTACCTAAGCAATATCCTTGAGCATCTCCTTCGACTTTAGATTTGAATTCAATGATCACAGTCTTACTGGTCATACGATGTAGTTTTAGGTGCTTCAAGCAGTTTATAACGTACTGCTCGACAACATCTCTATTCTTACATTTTCCAGTGACGTAAAAGATCATCGTCTTCTCCTCATCATTCTTCTTAATACTACGTATTGTAACTCATCCAGAAGAGGATGTCAAGCTTTTTTTCAGTAGTTTGTAAAGTCCTCTATGCCGCTATCTTGGCCGAGCCACTCTTCTGGCTCTTCTTCCTGTAGATTGAGCCTTTCAACGAACTCACCATCAACAACTTTGAATACGCCTTTTAGGTTTGTTGACCTGATGTATTCTCTGCCACCGTCAATCATCGACCCATCAATAAAGAGACAGTCGTGGTGACACTGAGAGTACCACAAGAATCCATCTTTATCTTCAATAACACCGAATATGTATCTCTTTGAAGTCTCGACTGCATCTGCATTAGTAATCATTATCCGTGCATCGTTTGCATACGGATTTTTGTATAATCCAAAGTATCGATTACCAAATTCTGGATGCGGGGATTCACGATAAAAAATATCTACTGGCAAATCACTCGCCAGTAGATCGGTGGTACACACGTATTTGATTGGGACACCATCTTTGTTTTCATAGTAAGAAATTGCTTTCTTAGTATCAAAGACGGGAGCGTGTTTTACTAGTAAGGGATCTAAGGCGTCTTTCACTCTTTCGTTCCTCTCTTTTCTTTATTAGGCGTTTGATGCGTTTGATGCGCTTTCTGCCTAGTCTCGCATTTATGGATCTACGAAGTCGTGTCCCTCGACCAGGTCGATCAATTAAAGGTTTAAACAGTTCCTCTTCATCTTCAGATGAATCCATGTTCACCTCTCCTCAGAATTAGATACTAGGTTGCTTGAAATACTTATCGATCATTTCTACTTGATCATTGTATCTAGCAATTTCGTCTAACTCCTTTTCGATTGAATCGATGATGTCTGGATGTTCACCGACACCTACAGCATTTGAAAGAAAGACTTCGACATTAGCCTTATGTTTTTGGATATGACCACTAGCGTGGGCACGTACAGCTTGGATTAACATCTCTTTCATATTTTTCTCCTTAAATTTACAACTATTGGTGCGCCTGATATGATTCGAACATATGACCTTCGGTTTCGTAGACCGATACTCTATCCGCTGAGTTACAGGCGCATTCTACTAACTCAGTAAAATGGGGTGCCCTATCTCGCTCTTATAATTGGGAGATTAATCTCTTATCACACCGACACCCAATGTGATCGTATCTTACTTTCTCTTTAATAGAATCTGATCCGTAGTAAGAGACGTTTCAGAAAACGGTCTTTTTGCTATGCATGGCTGGACCGTGTCGCCATCTAATCAAAACTCTCTTATCAGTGTTGATCCCAACATGATAAGCATACTTGCATTAAGAATAATCAATGATCTATCTTTCCATCTTATCGATACCCAAAGCCACATCATCGTTCCTAAAACTCCAGAAATAAGATCAAACGTTCTAAATTCTGGTCCTGCA